TAAAGCTACGGTATAAAAGTTACCTCCTGTATAGAAACAATGCCTTAAAGTACCCTTAATAGTCCAACTATACCATGCAGATTGATCTCTACGATCACCTGAATCAAAGAATTTATAGTGATATACCTCACTTTCACCAGTTTTAGCAAATGTATTTATGCCTATAGAAGTAGAATTAGTAGCTATATTTATATCTTTAGGTAAGTATTCAGGTACAACACGTGTCTGTTCAATGATTTTAGGGGGTACATCATCGTCTAAAATGGTCGCTTCATAAGCTCTAGCATAAGCTGCTACAGCTGAAGTGAACATAACAGAGGTTCCCATGTCAACAGGCTGTAATGCATTGTCACATTCATAACTAGATACCTTTTTAAGTCTAGCTGTTTTTGGACTAAATATATCAGATTCAGTAAATAACAGAAATTGCCCGTTATCACTGAACATCATGATACCTTTATTAATTGGCAGTACGTGGTTAATATAGGCAGGTTTAATATCAGATACGGTTATATCTACAGGGTTGTCATCACTAACAGTTAGAGCAGAGACTATAAAGAAATTAAAATAATCCCCAGGACGACTCATAACTATCTGTTCATTTGCAACAAAGCCTAATCTATTTCTGTGGAAAAATATTTTCTGAATTTTTAAGCCGTTAAAACTAGGGAATGGGTTAGTAGTATCATCACCTACTTCTCTATACTTCCAGTAGTTATCATTACCATCAGCAATAGCTGTAGTTTCATCTAGCTTTTTAAAACTAAATGTACCATTACGATTATTAATTATAGCATGTGGCATTTTAGCAGGGTCAAGCCCTTTAACCATTGGGTCACTACCTGACGAGAAGTTGTTTGGTCTTACACATTCTTCCCATTTACCACTACCTGAAGTACCGTTATCCGCATAAAATTTTACATAGTAATTATCAGCATCTACGTTCTCCGAGTTAGCAATCTGTGCTATATAACCATGCTTACATTGAGATGGTAGTCTACTTACATCTTGAGCTGTGTTACCAATAACATTCATGTTCTCATTAACTGCACCTCCTAAGAAGTTAACACTAGGAGCTGAAGTTCCGTGTAAGTATAGACCACTACCAATAACTTCAGAAGTTACATTAGATAGATCACTATTAATTTTATCATTTAAAGATTTCAGAATGGTAGCCATACTAAGCTTACCTTTATCTGGATTCTTAGGTGAACGGTAGAAAGCAATACCAGACACACCTTCGTATGTTTCTACTGGTTCTACTGCTACTACTTTAATTCTATAAGAAATACCTTCAATACTTAAATCTATATAAGAACCTAAAGCTGTATTCTTATTTGTTGTTTTAATTATACCACCGTCTTTTAAAGTTACAGCTGCTGTATATCTAGTCTTATAGTTTTGTGTATACCCTAGAAAGTTCTCTGCGTTTTGAGCAGCACCGCTGACATAGTTAGCTGTATTACTATCTATATAAGCAGTACCATTAACAGTAACATGACCTTCTAAATCAATGATAGTTGGGTTGCTTCCAGGAACTGTAATGTTATTACCACCACTAAAAGAGAACTGGCCTAGACCAGCATACCTACCATCTTTATTTGTATCATCCCAAGTGTTACCATCAGAAGTTCCTTTTTCAACTTCTAATGCTGTCGCTCGCCAATAGGTATTAGTTGCTGGTTGGGTTCCTGCATAGAACACATACTCAGTGTTATACGCAATGGTATCTATCCTAGCAAAACTGTAGTCAGCATTGTTGATAGGACCAGCAGTGGTGCCAGTCGTACCAACCTCTTTGTCGGGGTTGACAATGATCGTGTAGTCTTGAATACTTTGAATCGCATACTTGTTTGTAGCTCCAGCGAGATAAGAATATAATGTATCACCTGAACTATTGGTAAAAGATTTCTCTGTACCATCAGCTATATCCCATATTCTAATTGGATGTGACCCTGTATTTGCAGGGGTGATTTGCATTAAATATTTTTCGTCACCATCTCTTAGTATCTCATACCAGTAACCAGTGCTATTAGCATTAGTCAACGTCTTCACAAATTCTCCTGGAGGACGTTTCTTTAAGCCAAAGGTGACATCAGGTACTGCGTTATCACACACCCTGAGCTGCCCTGGAAATTTAATTGTGTCTGGCTGTTGAGATACTCCTCCTAAAAAATTAGGGATACGTTGATTGATTGCTGCCATTACCTTCTTTGTAATACTTTATATGGTCGGTAAATTCCAGCTGGGTTGGTCCTACCTTGCTGATCATTAAATATATTGTAGTCAGCTTGGTTAGCATCATACTCCATAGCTAAAGCTCTAGCTAATGATTCATCTGTACCCATAAGCTCGGCAGCTTTAGGGTCATTTACCATGCGGTTTGAAGCGATCCTTGAGGCTCTGGCTGTTATGTAATCTCTGAATACCTGTGGGATATCCTCGAACTCATACATCCAGATTATATCAACATATATTTTACTGTCACTTGTGTTGTCAAAATTAAACCTATGTTCATGTAGGTCATAAAGTTTTAATATTCCATTATCCTTACGCATTACTACATGGAAGTCATCGAGATGCTTGAAAGCATTGACATCAATCTGTAATACATTATTAGGAATAATACAATGATTGTTTGAATCGAGTGCTATTGGATATTGTTTCTCTGTATTAAATACCCAACCTTCTGATAACACTTCACGGCAGGCTTGCCTGAGAGTGTTCTTTGCAATGACCACTTCTGGACTTTGCACATTAGTTATGGTATTAACAGGGGACTCTCCAACAGACATCAATATAGAGTTAACTGCATCCAGTTCGGTGGACGCTCCATAAGATACTTGTGCTGCCATAAAAAAAAGGGGGAACAAAGTCCCCCGTATAAATGTATAATTAAGCGTTAGCTGGATATGTACCGCCGAATGCTGCTGGAGCAGTAGCACCTACATATAGTTCAACTGAGGCTGCTGGGTTTAGGAAGTCGGCACCCATTGCTAAGCGTCCGAGAATCACATCACCCTGGTAGACCACCGATATGTCTCCACTTGTTACTTGAACCTGTGGACCGATAGCTTCAACAACACCTGCGGCTTCTCTTTGGAAGATAAGTCCACAAGACTTATTGAAGTCTGTAGCGTTACCATAGTTGTTGTTAACACCTGTTACGGATGCTCTAGCATCTCCTACTGCATCTCCAACAAAGGAGCCAAGATTTCCTGGAGCAGTTTCACCTGTTGTTCCACCGTAAGCAGTACCATGCTTAGCAAGGAATGGGATGTTCATTGACTTGTAGATCTTAATGCCTGCAATTTCAACAACACCTTGTCCAGACTGTAATGCAGAACCTTGTGAGTCACGGTTAATTAGACCGTTATCACCTGTTTGCTGTATTAAGCTATAGTATTGACGTGGGTTAAGAACAGCTACTCTGCCGTCACCACTTACTCCCTTTTCATCTAGGGCAGCGGCTGCATCGTAGAATGCTGTGACTAGGTTGCTTGCATTAAAAGCATCAGAATCATTGGTTGTTGCACCAACACGAATCTGAGTTCCACCTGGTTCTACGAAGTTAGTCTTCGTTACAGGTGATGCAAGACGAGCACCTTTTGCAATCGACCTAAAGATTAGGCGATCATATTTTTGAGCTAGAGCGTAGCCGATCTTCTTAGAGATCTCACCACGTAACTCATAATGCGCAAGTGTTTCATCTAATTCATAAACGAAAGCACTTGATATGAGAAGGTCATCAATTGTGATTGTCTTCTCTGCTACTGGAGGAGCACCGTCTGAGTTACCAAGTATGGACTGGCCTGGAACATGGTATTCAGCTGTTGTGTGTCCTGTGTAGACGAACTGTAAACTCTTACCGTTTTTAAGAGTTCTCTTTGTAACGAGATCTCTGGCTATCGTATTGTGCTGGAAGCCTTTGAACATCTCGCCCGAAAACAGTTTAAGATATAACGCTCTTGCGTCACTTGCACTGTTTAACTGACCTGGGCGGGTCAGTGACGCTGTATGCGCCGTACTCTGATGAGCCATTTTTATTAAAAATAAATGTGTGTATTAACTTTCTTCAAGCTGCTTGAGGTTTGTGGTCTATCCCACCGTCATGACGGCATAGGGTATCCAGCGTACTGGGCCGATGCCAATGAAGAAGAGGTCCGACTCTGAGGTGCCTCTTCTCCTACCTTACTCACCGAGTAAAGCTTCTTCTAAAGATTGATATTCGTCTTCTTCTTTATGCTCTTCAGGTTTATTATGATGAGCATCTAGATCGAAACGTGTTAAAAAGGCTGGTGCCTCTTTACTTTGATGTGACAACTTTTTTCCTCGTAGTTTTTACAGGCTCTATCGCCTTAAGTTGGGATTCAAGATGGGCCAAAGAATCATTGAGGCTTTGTTTTCTGCGAGTAAATGCAGCTTCAAGCTCTTCTTGTTGTCTTTGGTTGATGCTGATTTCATCAGTGATTTGCTTCCTCTGTAAGTCTTTGAGTTTATCCTCCGTGACAACAACAACTGTTCTCATCGGTGGTGAAAGCATATAGTCAAATAGTGAATACATATTAGAAACTGTATTTAGCACCTATCTTTGTACCATAGCTGTTGTCTGCATCTTCATTAGAGATACCAGAGAACTCACCATAGACACCAAGTTTCTGTGTTACATTATATGTACCACCAACTTTTCCAGATAGGCTTGATTCTGTACCATCTACATCAGCTACTGCTGTGAAAGCAGGACCGCCTTGGATGTAGTAGTCAAACTTAGAAAGAGATCCTTCGTAGCCAACATGGAGATCAACAGTTCTACCTGTGTAATCAGATCCAGTGTAGCCATCGTTAGACTCGGCGTTTATATAAACACCAGCCATTGCAGGTGTAGAAGCAATTGAAGTTGCTAGGACAAGTGCAAGTTTTTTCATTTAATTAATTGTGTGAGTTTTTAGTGTAAGTTACACCACGATACTTGAGTTTCATTTCCTTTTTGAAATCCTCTTGCTCTTTGATACGAGCTTGAAGTTCTACTTGTGACATGATAATTCCTCTAGTACCTAAGCCCCGTTCCATGCTTAGGTTTCATGCGTCCATGAAATTGGATGAACGGACGTGATGTTATTGAAGTATCCAAGTGTTAATTGTGTATCGAAACCCATCCGTGGGTGCTGATACCTCATGTGGATGTGTGTAATAAACAGGAAAACATATAATGTCACCCTGTTCTAACCTTAGTCTCAGATTCTGTAATGGAAAATGAAACTCACCACCTGTATAGTTACTATTCAATGCCATGATTAAACTGATGTTTCTATAACCTGTGTATTCTTTTCCAGGAAATATATTATCAGTATGCATTTTAGTAGCACCAAAAATTTTTCTTAAGGTGTAACCAGTATCTGAGCTACAAGAAACAAAAGGGTTCTTGTCAGCTAATTTCTTCAGTACATTCTGAATAATTTGGTATACTTGTTGATCAAGCTGTTTGTTGTAATTCTCTAAATCAATGGCAAAACAATTAACATTATTATGTTGTTCTTTAGACCAACTATATTTTACAGCTTCAGACTTATTCTGGTTAAATGTGTAGATTAATTCTTCACATAAATTAAGGGGGATTACGTTTTTTAAAATGGTAATCCCTGTAGGATTCGGTTCGATTGTTTTTAACGGTTGGTGTTATTTACCCTTTTTAGGTGGGCGGCCTTTCTTGGTACCATAGGTACCTTTACCTTTAGGCATTTGATTATCCTATAGTTGGAGCCACAAGAGCTACTTCAGTTGTATCAACAGAAGCTAGGTCAAGTGGGAAGTTGTGAGCGTTACGCTCGTGCATAACTTCAAAGCCAAGGTTGGCTCTGTTAAGTACGTCAGCCCATGTAGGTACGACTTGTCCTCCAGCTGCTACGATGGATTGGTTGAAGTTGAATCCATTGAGATTAAAAGCCATAGTGGAGATTCCCATAGAGGTAAGCCATATGCAAGTGACGGGCCAAGCAGCCAGGAAGAAATGTAGACTCCTGCTATTGTTAAAGCTAGCATACTGGAAGATGAGTCTCCCAAAGTACCCATGAGCCGCAACAATATTATACGTCTCTTCTTCTTGGCCAAATTTATATCCATAGTTCTGAGACTCAAGCCCAGTCGTTTCACGAATAAGTGAGGAAGTAACAAGACTTCCGTGCATAGCAGAGAATAAAGCTCCACCGAATACCCCTGCAACACCG